TTTACAACCCTGAGACAGACATGTGTGAGCCGCCGAAGGAAGAAGAGACTGACGGCGACTTAGGTAGCCCGATTACGACTGGCATTTCACCGCGTAGCTTCGATGAGGTTTTGAGAAGCGTTGTTGTCCCTGCGCCTGATATTCCTTCGATTTCTACGAATATTCGTCCGATGCAGGGTGGTGGTATGGCAGGCTTGAACCGTGCGGCGGATAATTTCTTAAAGGCTCTAGCGGGGTAGAGTATGAATGAACTTAGTGACTTTACTAAGTTTCTAACTGACGAAGAGTTAGCGAAAGTCGCTCCTATGTTGGAGCGGCTTAAAACGTTAGACGACAGGGCAGACAAGCAAGACAACTTTATGAATTTTGTGAAGCATGTTTGGCCTCAGTTTATTGAGGGCAGACACCACAAGATTTACGCGCAGAAGCTGCAAGATGTGGCGGATGGTAAGTTGAAGCGTTTGATTGTGAATATGCCGCCTCGTCATACGAAGTCTGAGTTTGCGAGTTATTTGTTTCCGACTTGGCTGATGGGGAAGCGGCCTGATTTGAAGATTATTCAGGCGACTCACACGGCTGAGTTGGCTGTTGGCTTTGGTCGTAAGGTTAAGAATTTAATTGATAGCGAGGAGTTTCGTGATGTCTTCCCTAATGTCAGTCTTGCAACAGATGCGAAAGCAAGTGGTCGCTGGAGTACAAATGGTGGCGGAGAATATTACGCTGTTGGTGTCGGCGGTGCGCTTGCGGGTCGCGGTGCTGACCTCGCGATTATTGACGATCCTGTCTCGGAACAAGACGCGCTAAGTGTTAGTGCGCTAGATAACATTTACGAGTGGTATACATCTGGTCCTCGACAGCGTTTGCAACCCGGCGGTGCGATTATCATCGTTATGACACGGTGGTCGATTCGTGACCTGACTGCGAAGGTTTTGCAGAAGCAGAGCGAGAAAGGTGCTGATAAGTGGGAAGTTGTGGAATTTCCTGCAATTATGCCCAGTGGTGGCCCACTTTGGCCTGAATTTTGGTCTTTAGATGAACTTGAGAGCGTCAAAGCCTCTATCCCTGTGGGTAAGTGGAATGCCCAGTACATGCAGAACCCTACTGCAGAAGAGGGTGCGATTATCAAAAGGGAGTGGTGGAACCTATGGGAAAGGGATGATCCCCCACCTTGTAGCTATATTATCCAGTCTTACGATACTGCGTTTAGCAAAAGTGATAGGGCTGACTACTCTGCGATAACAACTTGGGGTGTTTTTCACCATGAGGAGACAGGTGAGGATCATATTATCTTGCTTGATGCTGTTAGGGGCAGGTGGGAGTTTCCTGAACTAAAGGCTGCGGCCCATGATCTTTGGGAAGAGTTTGACCCTGATATGATTTTGATTGAACAGAAGGGTTCTGGGATGCCGTTGACGCAGGAGTTGAGGCGCATGGGTATTCCTGTAACGCCGTTTACTCCGGGTCGTGGTGCGGACAAGTTTACGCGGATGCATGCCTGTGCGCCTGTGTTTGAAAGTGGTATGGTGTGGGCACCTGAGACTAATTTTGCTGATGAAGTGTTGGAAGAATGTGCCGCATTTCCCAATGGTGAACATGATGACTTGGCGGATTCGATGACTCAGGCTATACTACGTTTCAGACAGGGTGGTTTTATTACCACTCCGAGTGACTATGATGATGACGATGAGTTTCGTTTTCGTCGTAAGAGAGAGTATTACTGATGCACTGCAATACGAAAAAGATGAAGTATGGTGGGCCTGCTACACGCGGTGGTCGCGCCAAGGTTGCTGGCACGAAACGCCGTAAGATGTACAAGGACATTGAGGATTTGGTGTCTGAGGCTATGACTGGCGATAATCCTACTGACAAGATGTATCGTGATCGCTCTATGGGCGAAAAGATTATGGATAAGATGCGTGATACGGCTGAAGAGTCTGAAATGCGTTATCTTGATCGTACACCCGTGCAAAAGAAGCGATATGGTGGTAAAGTACGTGCAATGCAAAACGGTGGCGCGGTTATGAATGGTCGTGGCCCAAAATTCAAAGGACAGAGCTAATGGCAAGTTCAACACGCGGCGGCAAACGTGGAAGCAAACGTAAAAAAATTAATCTAACCCCATCTAAAACAGGTGCTTACATCTATCAGTCCGATAGAGCGAGAAAAAGCATGAAAGAATCACTGGCGCGTGATGAATTAGATAATTTGATAGACAAAGCGTATAGCAAAAGAATGCATTCTGGTGAGTTAACACCTGAAGAAGCTGGGACTAAAAGCGCGCATACTACTATAGATCGTATTCACGACTCTCATTTTGAGGGACCAGACTACGAAAAGCCTCGCAAAATGAAATACGGTGGCAAGGTTCCAAGCAAGTACAAAGGTTTCTCTAAGCTACCAGAAAATGTTCAGCGTCAAATGGATTCTGGACTTGCTGAAAAGTATGAGTACGGTGGAAAAGTTGGCGGTTGCCGTGGTGGTGGCGCAGCTATCAAAGGTACTAAATTTACAGGATGTAAATAATGGCTAGAATCGTCATCAACATTGACATGGAAGAGCTTGCTTCTGGCATCAACCAAGTTGTTGATGACGATTATGAAGAAGATTTTGCTTGCCCTCTTGTGACCCACGACAAGGAAACAAACGAGGATCACAAGCAATACGCTATGGATGAGTTTTCATATGGTCCATCAACGAAGAACTGGGAAAAGAAACCAGAGAAGTGTGGCATTTGTGAATATTACAACATTCGTAGCGAAATGATGGACTGCATTGAGCAAGGCATGGGCGACTCATATGGTGTGGGATACTGCACCAAACTTGACTTTGTTTGCTCTGCCGAGAATACATGCAATGCGTATGAAGCAGGCGGTCCTATGACAGACTACGATGATATTGACGAGATGGAGCCTCTAGAGGGCGGATCGAAGGATATCTTTTAATGAAGTTGGGGCGTGGGATATCCAATGGGACATCTCCCTGCCCATTGGCGCAGACGCTCCCTCAAGCGTTACTGCTCCGCGATGGTAGAGCGACCCTCGCTCCAACACCTAAAGGGAAGTTAAAATGGCTATAGAACGTGATGTAGGCGCGGGTGGAATGATGGGGCAAGCACCCCAGATTGAAGGCGAGGACGTTCTTGTAGAAGAACTGGGTCAGTCTCCCGGGATTTTTGAGTTTGATGATGGGTCTGCCATTGTTGGTGAATACACTGAAATGGAAGAAACTCAGGCGATTGCGTTTGATTCAAACCTAGCAGAATTTATGGATGATTCTGATCTTGGTCAGATTTCATCTACTTTGACTGGCGATATTGATGATGACTTTTCATCTCGCCAAGATTGGGAAGACACTTACAAAAAGGGTCTAGAGTTTCTAGGCATGCAGTATGAAGAGCGCGTTGAGCCGTTTGAAGGTTCATCTGGCGTTATTCACCCGTTGCTTGCTGAAAGCGTAACGCAGTTCCAAGCGCAAGCGTATCGTGAGATGTTGCCTGCCACTGGCCCTGTAAGAACGCAAGTTGTTGGTGCGCAGAGCGAAATGCTGACAAAGCAAGCAGAGCGCGTCAAAGACTACATGAACTACATGATTACTTACGAGATGGAAGAGTATGATCCAGAAATGGATCAGATGCTGTTCTATCTGCCAGTCATTGGTTCTACGTTTAAGAAAGTTTACTTTGATCCACTAAAGGGTCGTGCGGTTAGTCAGTTTGTCCACGCTGAAGACTTGGTTGTGCCTTATGGCGCAGTTGATTTGGCGACAAGCCCACGTATTACGCACGTAATTAAGATGGATTCAAACGAGGTCCGCAAGTTGCAGCTTGCAGGCTTCTATCGCGATGTTGACTTGCCTGCGAATGGTGAAGCTGGCGAGAATATGAATGAGGTCCAAGAAACTATTGATGAGATTCAGGGCGTACACCCTAGCAATGCATCAGTAGAGTTAACTCTGTATGAAATTCATACAGACTTGGATTTGCCCGGGTTTGAGGACATGAATCAGGAAGGTGAGCCAAGTGGCTTGAAACTTCCTTACATTGTAACGCTTGTTGAGGATACTGGTCAGGTTCTTGCGATTCGTCGTAACTATTCTGAAGCTGATCCTATGATGCGGCGTAAGCAGTATTTTGTTCACTACAAGTTCTTGCCGGGTCTTGGTTTCTATGGCCTTGGCCTGACTCACATGATCGGTGGGTTGGCACAAGCATCCACCTCTATTCTGCGCCAACTCATTGATGCGGGTACGCTCTCCAACTTGCCTGCGGGCTTCAAGGCTCGTGGAGCGCGTATCCGCGACGAGGACAGCGCAATACAACCGGGTGAGTTCCGCGACATAGATGTTGCAGGAACGGATATCAGAAGCTCCTTGATGCCCCTTCCCTTCAAGGAGCCTTCTGGTACTCTCTATAACCTTTTAGGCACTCTCGTAGACGCAGGTCGCCGCTTTGCGTCTATGGCTGACATGAAGATTGGTGAGATGGGTGGTGAAACGCCTGTTGGCACCACAATGGCGATTATGGAGCGTGGCACAAAAGTGATGTCTGCGATCCACAAGCGCATGCATTATTCGCAAAAAATCGAGTTTAAACTTCTGGCAAAAGTGTTTTCTGAAACAATTCAGATGTACCCTTACATGCCATCTACAGAGTTTGGACCCGAAGTCTTTGCGCAAGACTTTGATGCTAGAGTTGATGTACTTCCTGTTAGTGACCCTAACATCTTCTCTATGGCCCAGCGTATCGCTCTTGCGCAAACCCAATTGCAGCTTGTTCAATCTAACCCACAGATTCACGGTGGGCCTCAAGGATTGTACCAAGCGTACCGCAAGATGTACGAAGCCTTGGGCGTTAATAACATTGACGCGATCTTACCACCCCCACCACAGCCTATGCCTATGAACGCTGCGATGGAGAATAAGATTGCGTTGACTGGCGGTATGCCGCAGGCATTCCCGCAGCAAGACCACAAGGCGCACATTGAAACTCACTTGGCGATGATGTCCACGCCTGTTGTTCAAATGAACCCACAGGCCATGGCAACGCTGCAGGGGCATATTCAAGAACACATTGGTATGCTGGCAGAGGCGCAAGCACAGCAAATGGTTATGGAGCAAGCAGGACCAGAGGTTCAGCAGAATCCAGAAGCTATGCAGATGTTACAGCCTGCGATAGAGCGTCAAGCGGCTATGCTGATTGCAGACCTTACAGAAGAGTTTACGCAGTCAGTTGAACCAATGCCTCAAGGTGAAGACCCACTTGTTGCGATCAGACAGCAAGAGTTGCAGCTAAAAGCAGCAGATATGCAGCGTAAGTCTTCAGAGTTTGAAGCAAAGCAAGAACTTGAGCGTGAGCGCGAGATGATGGATGCGCGACTAGCTGAAGAACGTCTAAGGCTACAAGAGGATGCCTTGGAAGACAAAACACGAGTCGCACAGGATAGAATCCAAACTCAACGCGACATTGCGGCTCTCAATGCACGAATGAAGGGAGTTCAGTAATGACCAGTAGTGTACGCGCAAAAATGATGGAAGTTGAGAAGGAGAAGAAAATTGCCACTCGCCAAAGGGAAGAGTCAAGCGACAATAAGCTCCAACATAAGCAAGCTAGTGTCGGAGGGGTATCCGCAAAA